TTCCATTCTTGTTATCTGACTTTTCAGATATGATTTGTAATCTTTTATTTCATTCTCTGTTCTCATATTCTCTCCGTATCACCTGACAGTAAGAGTGGGGGAATTGAGTCACCCCCATTAACGCTGTAGGAATCATCCTAATCCGTTCTCTTACTGCTAGGATAGATTAGTCTTTCTTTAACATACTAGCTGTTAAACTATCTTCGCTCATTGCTTTCTTTGTTCCTGATTTGAGACATTCATCTATCTCACTTATAGGAATAACATCCACACCACTTGCTTTATACTTACTAACAAGTTCAATAATTTTAGATGTAGATTCCAGTGATGATTCTACTGCCATAGCCATCATCAATGCCATTGGATTTGTTCTTAAATTTTCTTCCATTTCATTCTCCTTTTTACCATGATGAGCTATAATAGAACTCATCTTCCTCTTTAACGTCTTTTAGTCTTTTTATTGTTATATCTATTTCATCAAAATAGTATTCATCATAAGCTGTATCACCAAAGAAGAAACCTGACTGTGTAGGTAACAGTTCTTCTGCCAGATTATGGTTCTCTTTGACTTGCTTACATAAGTCCAGTAATTCTAATAGTTTACATCCTGGTACATAATACATAGCACAGTTATCTACACCATCCTGAACCTTATCAACAAACCATTTATGTATGTGATTTGCCTTTCTCCAGTAAGCGAAGTCTTCAAGTATGTAAATTATACTTTTACTGTGTATGTCCAACTTTTTACTGTCTTTGTATAGTTCTATTGTTCCACTAATGTTATTGAAATCATAGTTAGAACCTACATAGACAGCTTTGTATAAATACATGTCTAAACCCATTATTTAAGTCTCCTTGCCAGTTCCATAAGTATCTCATCTAATTCATCTGTATCCAGTTTAGGCATATTGTTAGGCTGTTCTATCTTCATTGTTACGTCTTTACCTATTGCAACAGCCTTTACTTTTCTGCCATTGTATTCAAATTTAATTGACTTTCTTTTCTTGTTTAGGATTACCCTAATCAGATTCTTAAAAAACTTCCACATATCTCATTCCTTTCTGAAATTCACTTTTATTACCTTACCAGGTCTCTTACCTTCCAGAATACTTAATATGCTTCTGTATGCCACATCCAGATTAGCCAATTCCTTGTAATACAATATAAACATTGGGTCTTGGAATTTGTCATTAAACAATAATATTCTGTAAGATGTCATTCCTGCTTGTTTTATCGCTCTATCCACTAACCCGAAATTTATACAATATAACCCTGCACTTTTAATCAACAAACTTTTTTTCATACCTTTCTTCCTTCTTCCACAGTTTATCTGCTGCCCATAGAGCTGTACTGAGAGATATGTTAGGTTCTAGTTTGTTTATTTTAAGCATTGCATTATATTTGAATGCTTCCATTCTTAATCTTTTTGTTTCTATCATGCACTAACTCTCTCAATTTCTACCTCTATACGTGGTTGCTCTTTGTCAGTATAAACTCTACTACCGTCAATACTCTGCACTATTCTTGTGTTATCGTCTTTTATTATTCCTGCTTTGACAAGAGCATCCTGCAGTGCCTGTATGTAATTCACTAAATCTGATTTATAGTTTGCTTCTCTGTAAAATATTGCTTTAAGGTTAATTCCTTCATCTATAGGTTCTATGTTTCCATATAATCCTAAAAGTTGTTTTACTGCTTCCTTTTCAAACTCCTCATACTGTTTAGACGGCAGTAACAACTTTCTCCCTGTCTTTGTCGTTATCATTCTTGAATGATTCTTCTTTGTTACTGGTTTTAGATATAAAACAAACTTTAGCATCACTATCTCTCCTTACTACATTGTTATCTATGATTCTCTGTGTATCACCATTCATAGTCATTTCAACATCTCCTCTTTCTCCATGTCTGTTTTTAGCCACTTTAAACTTCATTAGAGATGTACCTACATTACTGTCAAATAAACCTGGTCTATATACGAACCACACCATATCAGAGTCCTGCTCTATCTGACCTGACTCTCTTAGGTCAGATAGTTGTGGCTCTTTATTATCTCTTTGCATGAACTCTCTGTTTAACTGGTGTAATGCTATGACAGGTTTATTAGTCACCATAGCCATTAACTTGATTGTTCTGCTTATCTCAGAAAATCTGTCATAACGACCTAATCTTTTATCTCCTTCAATTAGACCTAAGTAATCAATGAAGATAATGTCTGACTTGCTGCTTTTCTCTATACGTTCTATTTCTGATATAGAAACCTTTTGTTTAGGATACACATTTATGTTTAAGGCTTTAAAGCCAGAATCTAAGTATGCTCTTAGTTTCTTTATGTCTGTATTAGTAAGGGTAAAGTTTCTGAATTTTTTAGCATCTACACCTGTCTGAGAACAGGCTATTCTTTGTACAAGTTGTCTTTTAGGCATTTCAAGAGAGAAGATGTCTACTGTCTTACCTTGCTTTGCTATCCCTATTGCAAGATTAAGCATAAAGCAAGTCTTACCACAACCTGTACTACCTGCCAGAACAATCATATCTCCACCCTGCATAGAACCTATAAGTGAATTAACACTTTTCCAGGGTGTTATAATTGATGTACCTTTTGTTCTTTCATAGTCTTCAATGATGGTGACGTTTTCTGACAGTTGCTGCATCTCTGTGTCAGAACATAATCTTTGTTGTTCTTCTAATATGTTTTGGTATTCTTCTTCTGTCTCTGCAAGTCTGAATGCTTCTGTATAGTATGCTGACTGTACTTCTTTTATCCAGTGTTTATATGTTGATTTTGGATACCAGTATTCTTCAAGGTCTTCAATAGCAAAGATACTCTTATAGTCTGTCTCCATATCAAAGAGTTTCTCTACAGTATCTCTGTATAAGTCTGTACCTAATAATCCCTCATCAACAGTATCATAGGTGTTTACTATAACCTCATATAATTTCTTACAGTCAGTGTTATATATCATCTTTGCAGGTACATGCTCTATTACATACCTGTAGTGGTCTTTGGTTATGTCTTCGTTATATAGTAACGTAGCCATAAGACACTTCTCATAGATGATTTCTTCACACTCATTCTTCTTAGTCACCATACTCATACACTCCTTCAAATCTTTTCTTTATCTCAGGGTCATTCCAATCATCACGTCTGTTTAGTGAATAAACACACTGATTACTAGACCCACTGTTACTAGATTTATTTTTTCTTTCACGTGCATCCCAAGTTATTAGTTTTAGTTTCCAATTCCTAATTGGTTTGTCGTTTTTATCTTTCCAATTATTGCTAGTGTAATAATCTATAAAAAACTTTGCATCTATTGGACTTTTTCTTTCTTCTATGTATTTTTGTACTTCTTCTAATGTTGGCGGAACAAACTTAGTTTTTCTAGATTTTTTGCTATCATCTATAGTATCTAATATGTTATTCTCTAATGTTATTCTATCTACCAAGTTTTCCGAAGGGGTATTCGATATTTCGAAGGGGTCAGTCGATTTTTCGAAGGGGTAGAATCTGTTGATTATTTTAATTGTTCTGTTTGTAATTTGCTTACCATTATATTCATAATTTACACTTATAAAACCTTTTTCTTCAAGAGATTTAATAACTTCTGAACATCTGTTTTTAGACAGGTTGAATAATTCTGAGAAGTGACTGTTTAATGCAAAGCAACCTTTTACTTCATCATCTAAACTGTTTATTTCTGCTAAAAAACATTTTTCTTGTATGCTTAGGTTATTATCTAACCAAATATCCTTAGGAATCCATACTCCTTTAAAGTTTCTTTTTAACTCTACCATTATGAATCTTTCTCCCTTCTAGAAAAAAAAATTGAGGGGAGCTATAGGAGTTACAACATGCAATGGTAAAATACGCTGCTTCGGGTACTCCCCTCTGAATAAGCAAGAGGTTTGTAAATCTTTTGTTTACTTGATGCTTGTCTTGAAATTGTAGTACGTTTTAAATCTCCCCTTGCTATTTTTTTTGAGTTGTGCTATCTTTGTCTTGTATCGTTAATAACATAGTAACTCAAACGAATTACTATGTCAATCTTTTGAGGTGAAATATGAACAAAGATGAATCAATTTCCTTTATGAAGGAATTGTTAAAAAAGTATTCTCTGACACAAACTAGACTTGCGTCAGAAATAGGAACAACAAAACAATATGTAAATGCCCTCTGTAAAGGTACAAGGAACATATCCTATGAATACCTGCAAAAGATAACTGACATTTACCCTATGCCTGAATATATGGAATCAAGCAATTATGTAGTTGTTCCCTATCTGAACGACAGTAAGACTAAAATCTATCTTGACAGAAGTATACTGTCAGATAAGACATTTAACATCTCCATTAATAATTGCAGGTTAATCAATATCATTACGGACTCTATGTCACCTGATTATAAATTAGGAGACAGAGCCATAATAGATACTTCAGTTCAACATTTCATTGACAGTCAGATATTTGTATTCTCAATGAATGACAATACTTATATCAGACGTGTCAATGTTATGCCAAACCAAATAAAATGTACCGCAGATAACGATACCTACGATACATTTTATTTACAACAAGGTGATGAATACAAAATAATTGGAGCGTTAGTTCCTAGAATACGTCTGTAGAGAGTGTAACTTCCCAGACATCTATTATCCCTTGTCTAATTGCTTTTATCATTGCTTCGCTTCTTGTCTTGACTTTCAGTTTCTTGAATAAAAGATTCTTACTCTGTCTGACAGACCTTAGAGAAACATATAATCTGTTTGCTATATCAATATCGGGTAAAGCCAACAGACAGAGAATACTTCTTTCCCTGTCTGTCAGAGGTGTCTTATATTTCCCTTTTCGTCTAGCCAAGTAATTCTTCCACCATATTCAGCTGTTCTGATTTAGGTGCAACAGCATTATCTTCAACTTCAACGAATCTCTTTTGGTCTTTGTCAAATGTCACCTTGATAAATGAATAACCTATCAAAGATATAGACTCTACATCTTTGCCTTCCTTATTCTTAAACTTATCAAGATTAAGACGACCAACTACGTTAATATAATCACCTTTCTTTAACCTGTTAGCTGCATCCTGAGATACTTCTGCAAAAAATGTGATAGGGAAAGTATCGTATTCTTCAGACTTATATCTCTTAATTGATAACAACACTCTGGTTAAAGAGTTCCCGTTTGATAATGACTTTAGATTTACATAGTTTACTCTACCTATTAGTTCAAATGAATTTGATTCCATAATTGTCCTTTCTAACGCCTTTATTTTGACGTTTTTATATCTTCATGAGTATTTATACCTGTTTAATATTTAACCCACCTTCTCGGCTGTCTCAGACATGTCAGATTGAATGTTTGGTTCTAGCTTACCCTTAACTTTTTCCAACTCTGCTAAAAGTAATTGTTCACCTTTTTCTAAACCTGCTTTAATCTGCATAATTGCTTCCATATCAGGTGTTACTCTGACTTTTATATAGTTAGGTGTAAAGTTTGGGTTAAATACAAAATAATCCACCCATTTGCGTTTAGTTACGTATAGTTGCATTTGCATCTGGTTATAGTGGTCAGAGTCTATCTTTTCTGATGTTAAATACTCATAAAATCTCTTATCACCCATACACTTTATCTCTATAAGACCGTTTTTATTTATCAGTCCGTCAGGAGATACTCCTATATGTGGTGACATCTCTATAAAACCTACTTGTCTGACAGTATAACCTGTCTCAAGTTCATATATCTGTCTAGCCATATCCTCAAACTTATTACCTCTGGCTGTATGTCTGTTATTTAGTTCATCACTAAATTCCTCATACACACCAGATGAGTAATATTCTCTTACAAGGTCTTTTACATAAGTTTCCAGACCTTTACCATTTGCTCTGATAGCCGTTGCATGAGATGCTGACAGATGCAGTTTCTTTATCTCAAACCACTTTTGAGACCGTTGTTCAAAGTCGTCATATATTTTCATTATGCTATCCCTTTGAGTTGTTTTGTCCTGTTTGTAACTGCATCCATCAGTATCTTACTAGCAGATATTGCTTTCTTATTCTTTTGGTAGATTACTTTTATTTCCTCTAATCCACCTTCTTTAATCTTGGTCAACAGGTCATTAGATTTCTCAGACTTTTCACCTTCCGACATCATATCATCAGGTAAGTCTTCTCCTGCATATATATACAGACCTAATCCAAACATAGCCAAGTTCTTAACAAGGCATCTCATAATTGTTTTGTTTACATCAAACATAGTTGCAGCAGCTACTATAATCTCTTTACCTGACTTAGTAACTATTCTTTGTTCTACATCTTTCATAGCTCTGTTATTAGAGTCCATTACAGGCAACCACATCTCATAAGTTAGTCCTTCTGCTGTGACAGTAGTTCCAACCATATAACCTGTCTTTTCGTCATACATATATGGTACTAATACACCGTTTTCATCAGTAAACTTCATAATTGTATATTCTGCTTGTGGATATACTGTTTTAAACTCTTTCCATGCGTATGACCAACTCAGATATGACAGTTCTGTAGTTCCTGTCTTTTTCTTCTCAATTTTGTCACTTACATCAATTCCACAAACTTGTTTGAATAATGATATAGGTTCTTGCATAATTACTCCCTTCTATATTTTGCAAGACGCACTCTTTGTCTTGTAGTTATAAATACCTTTAAGCATTTCTATATAATCATTTCTGGTTATACAGTTGTATGCCAATGTAGGAAACTTCTGTGACTTTTCCAACATTACCAACCAGTTAAAGTTACTCATTCTGCTTAACTGTAATAACCCTTCTATAAATCTTACAGATACTCTCTGTTTAAGGTTCTCTGCAATCTTTTTGATAGCACTTAGATTATTGTTTACTGTCAGTTCTTCATCTTTTGTAAACTTAAGACTACCGTTCTTAACTTCTTTGTCTTTAGTACTTGCTGAGTATCCGTTAAGCAATATAAGTATTGTATTAGGTTTAAGATTATACTTTTCTGCAAGTTGTTTTAGTCTGATATAGTTTATATTACCAAACCTGTATGAGTAATAATTTACATAATCAGACAAGTTCCACTTTCTCTGTGTTGTATTAAGTGTAATAATTATGTCATTACCTTCATCTGCTATCTCATATATGATAGGTAAACCTAGTTCTTTACAAGCAATAAACCTGTGTTGTCCATCAATGATGTTATAGTGTCTGTCAACAATGATAGGGTTACTTGCTATATAACCGTACTTCTCTATACTTTCTTTTAATTTCTTTACTTGGTGTTCACTTGTTTGTCTGTTATAGTCTAATAAGTTAAACTTTTTGTAATCACTACTCTGTTTCATTTCCTTCTCCTTTTACGTTGTACAATTCATCAAGTTCATTATTAAGCACACTGTTTATAAAACTCTTGTGTGCCATTCTAAATGCTGTCCTTTCAGGTAGATACTTACCTCTCTTTGATGCTTCGTGTGTGTATATACCTGCAGCAAAACCTATATATTTTGCTTTGTTTTCATCTTGTATTTCTTTCACTCTGTTGCTTAATTCATCTGCTAATATCTCATCGCTCCAAGTGTCTAAATAAGATTGTTTAACAATGTTATATAGACTCTCTATTGCGTTTAATATTGCTTTTATAATATGTTTCATCTTCTTTTCCTTATCTAATTATCTCCTATCCAATTAGACAAGTCAAGCAAAAGAGTTACTTTCTTACAAACTGTATTACTTTTGGTTTTAATTCTAGTATTAACTTTTTATCTTTTTTTGAAAGACTGAAGTTAAAGTCTTCTAATGCTTCTTCTGTTGTTACGACTATTCTTGATTCTCCTTTACATCCTATGTAATACTGTAAA